TGAAAGGCTACATTCATATTTTGGTAAAGCCCCAGTAGTTAGTTCTGCTAAAGGGCAAAGAAAATGGGTAGACGTACATCGTGGCAAACTTCTTGGAAAAATCACTTGAGTTCATGGGATTGAGAACTAAACTCAATCCTTCGCAACCATACATTTCTAAATACGAGGGGACCACAATTTCTCCCCTCGCAAACCAATATTGGACGTATTATGAAAAGCTAGGTATCGTAAACCGTGCTGTTAATATGATTGTAGATAGTGCAAGTCAAATTGATATTCTAGTTGACTACGAAGATATTCCACAGAACTTTCCGCCACGTAAAGGTGTGCGTAGAGAGTCAGTACATAGGCTATTAAATTATGAACCGAATCCCTTCCAAGACATCTCTTCGTTCCGTAGACTACTCCTCACTGATCTCATTGTGGAGGGAAACGCTTTTATTTACTATGATGGTGTGCATATTTACCACATGCCAGCACATCTTGTAGAAATACTTACAGATCCAAAACTATACATCAAAGGGTATAAAGTAAACGATATTGTATATGATTCTAATGAGATGGTTCACATCAAGCATAACTCCATGAGGGGTATTTATCGTGGTGCTTCTCCTTTACGAGCATCTGCTATGAACATGAATCTTCTAGCCCGTATGCTAAGTTTTCAGGATACTTTCTTTGAAAATGGTGCAGTACCTGGACTAGTTCTAAAAAGCCCAAATGCTCTTTCTGACAAGCTAAAAGAAAGAATGATCGAAGGTTGGCTTCGTGCTTATGCGCCTAATAAAGGCGGCAAGAGACCTCTCATTCTAGATGGTGGGCTAGAACTAGATAAAATTTCTAACACAAGCTTTAAAGAGCTAGATTTTGAAGCAAGCATTAAAAACCAAGAAAATGCTGTACTAACAACTCTTGGTATTCCACCAGTTTTGCTAATGGGAGGAAACAATGCTAATATTCGACCCAATCAGCGACTTTACTATATTGAAACTGTTATTCCGCTTGTCGACAAGTTTTTAAAAGCTTTCGAGCGTTACTTTGGTTTCAAACTAAAACCGGATAATGATATTCCTGGCCTACAGCCGGAATTGAAAGAACAGGCCAATTTCTACTCTACACTAGTCAATACTGGCATCATTACTGTTAATGAAGCACGTTCTGCACTAGCGTATGATACAATGCAAGATGAGGATAAACTTCGTGTGCCTCAGAATATTGTAGGATCGGCCACTAACCCCAGCGAAGGGGGGCGGCCAGAGGGAGATGAAGATGGCGAAGTATAGAGGTGTAGATGTTGATCTTACCCCTACTGACGGGATGAAAAAGGAAGCCGAGCGCGCCCTCGCTTGGCGGAAAGAAGGCAAACCAGGCGGAACCGCTGTTGGCATTGCTAGGGCTCGTCAACTTAAAAACAAGCAGGAACTTTCTGCTAGTACGGTTCGTCGGATGTTTTCTTTCTTCTCTCGTCATGAGGTTGATAAGGAAGCAGAGGGTTTTAGTCCGGGTGAAGAGGGCTACCCTTCCAAAGGTCGAGTTGCATGGGCACTTTGGGGCGGAGACCCAGGTTTTTCCTGGTCTCGTGCTAAAGTTAAACAACTTGATCGGATCGACGAAGAAAAGTCTGTTCATTATGAAGATGATGAAGAAGACGAAATGGAAGAGAAGGCTAAGCCTATCTCTGCCGCTGTAAAAGATGGTCTAAAGCGTAAAGCTGATGAGCATAATGATAAGTATGGAGACAATCCAGCTAAGCGAGTAACATATGGGATGCTATCTAAAGTGTTCCGCCGAGGAGTTGGAGCATACCACACTAACCCTCAATCTGTGCGCCCTAACGTCAGTTCACCTGAACAATGGGCATATGCTAGAGTAAATTCGTTTCTATACGCTGTACGTAACGGTAAATACCGTTCAGGCAAACATGATACGGATTTACTTCCAAAGGGGCATCCTATGAGAGGTCCAAAGGAGGAAGAAAAGATGTATGAAGAACTTATGGGTATTCTTTCTACGGAAGTAGAGAAAATCGAAGAAACTTCTGACTTTGTAAAGATTAAGGGAATGGCATCTACAACAGACGTTGATCGTTCTGGTGATATTATGCAACTTTCTTGCTGGTCTCACGATGGTCTGAAGTCTTATCAAAACAACCCCATTATTCTATTTAATCACAATTACGATAAGCCCATTGGTACGGCCACCAGCATTATGCCAGTGGACAACGGGCTAGAAATCGAAGCTAAGATTAGTAAAGCTGATCCGTACATTGCTAAGCTAATCGACGACGGAATACTCTCTACCTTCTCTGTAGGGTTTAGAGTAAAAAGAGCAGACGTTAACAAGGAAACTGGTGGTCTGTATATCAAAGAAGCAGAACTATATGAAATTTCTGTAGTCTCTGTGCCTGCTAATCAAGCGGCTAAGTTTGAAGTCGTTAAGTGTTTTAGTCCTGTAGAATTTGAGTCCTACAAAAAAGGGCTAACTATGCCTACTATTGGCAATAAGGTGGCAAACACCGCGAAAGGAAAGTTTGAAATGGATGAAAAAGAAATGAAAGATCTTATCGCTAAGCAAACTTCAGCAGCCGTAAAAATGGCCCTAGCTGAAAAAGAAGCTGCCGATAAGAAAGCTGCTGCTGAAGCGGCTCAAAAGCAAGCCGCTGAAGAAGCAGTACGTAACGCTGCTGTTGAAGCAGGCATGTCTGGTGCAGAGCGTCTTCTTGACGAAGTTAAGAAGTCTTTTGACGAAGGCCGTGCAGACACCATGAAAGAAATTGAAGAGCTTAAGAAAGCCCTTCACGACCGTTCTGAAGAGGTTGCTGCTCTTCAGAAGTCTAAGCGTCAGTTCCTTGCTCAAGGTTCTAAGAACTGGAAAGAGGCTCATGAGTCCGATATCCGTGACGCTTATGTCCTAGGTGCTATTACCCAAAAGGGTTTTAACACTAAGTTTGGTAACAACATTATCCAGAAAGTCAATGATGATTCTGGTGTTGAAATGCCGGCTAATGTAGTTACAGGTGATAATATTGCCATTTTCGAAACTGTCGCCTCTACTGCTATTGAGCGCGACATTCAAAACCAGCTAGTACTTGCTCCTCTCTTCCGTGAGATTGCAATGTCTTCTGCTTCCATGATCATGCCGATCATGCCTGACGCAGGCTATGCAGAGTTCACCACTAACGCTGGTGCAACCCAAACTGCTGGTAAGGGTAATATCGAAGCCCGTGGCTCCGCCATTAGTGCTAACGATGGTATTGACCTAACTCAGAAAGTACTTACCACACACAAGCTACTTTCTGTTACCTTCCTAGCCAACGACACTGAAGAGGATGCAATTCTTCCCCTTCTACCGCTTCTAAACGAATCTCTAGTTCGTTCTCATGCCCGTGCTGTTGAGCACGCCATGATTGTTGGCGGAAGTGCCGATGCAACCAATACTGGTGGATTCAATGGCCTAATTAAGCGCGCCGTTGATATCCAGACGTATCTGAGTTCTAATGCTATCACCAGCGTTAAGGGAACCGATCAGAGCACGACTGCTTTTGCAACGGACGCTCTTACCACGGATAACCTACTTGAGATGCGTAAGAATATGGGTAAGTATGGTGTACGTCCTCAGGAAGTTGTATACCTCGTTAGCCAGCGTGCTTACTTCGAGCTTCTCGAAGACGCAGAATTTGCTGATGCTAACCTAGTTACGCCAACCATTGCTACCAAGCTAGTTGGTGAAATTGGTTCCGTATACGGCTCTCGCGTTATGCTCGTAGACGAGTTTGCAGTTCCTGCTTTTGACAAGTTCTACGCTGCTGCAATTCACCCACGGAGCTTTGTTGTTCCGCGTCTACGTGGTGCTACGCTGGAATCTCAGTATGTACCTCGTCTGCAGCATCGCGAGCTTATCGCAACTCAGCGTCTTGGCTTTGACCAGATTATTCCTGTTAGCGCCGCTAACCCGAATACCCCAATCTGTGCACGCCAGTACGCTTCTGCTCCGTAATTTACTTGGTGGGTGCCCTTCGGGGCACCCCCTACCCCTTAAAGGATAGACATGGCTGATTTAGTTACAATTAACGCATATAAAGCATTTCGTGGTATCACCGGAACCACCGATGACACTAGACTTAACGTTATTGTTCCGTCTGTGTCTAACCTAGTCAAAAACTATTGTAGCCGTAGTTTTATTGACTATTATGCTTCTGATAAGGTGCAAACCTTTAGCATCAAATGGCCGCAAAATGTAGTGTTTCTTAGCGAGATTCCTCTTGTCTCTATTACTAGTGTCAAAGAGTTTGAGTCCCAAACAGAAGGAGCAGACTACATTACTCTCACAGCAGATCAATATCGGTACGATACAAACCTAGATGCAGTTTATCGTATCGACTCAGGTTATCGTAAAGATTTCCCACAAGGTATTAATAGTGTAGAAGTAACTTACAAAGGTGGCTACAGCTCTCTCCCAGAAGATTTGAAGCTGGCCGTTATTGACCTTATTACTTACTACCTAAAAGAAGAACATAAACCAGAAAAAAATCATACTAGCTTTACTATTCGTAATGTAAATGCAGAACCTGATTTTCCGGATCACATCAAGCGTGTGCTAGACCTTTATAGAGATGGCTGAAAATAATTTTC